GAACCGTAGTCTCCAAGATGCAGAAGATTCATTGGTTGGCAATATGCGTGATAGTAATGACAAGTTCAAGATTGTTCGTGCTAGAAAAGGTGTGGCGGAAGGCTCAGCCGCAGATGGATCTGTCAACTACACCTTGGGACACACTCCTGATGCAGAGTATGTGTATAGCATTTATAGAGATGGCAAAAAAGAAGGAACATACCACAGTGTTGACCAAGCCCGAGAGATCATGGGTAATATGAAGCGAACTAGTCCCAACCGTGAATACAAAATCAAGCGCGGCGCAAGAAACAAAATGGCAGGCCCTGCGGGTCAACTGCCCGAGCAAGGCGTAGACGAAGCCTACAACTTCAAAGGCAGCTTCCCGTTTGATGTGGACCACATGGGTGGAACCCGTGGCATCAACTTGCCATCAGCACCCGCCAAAAAATTCTTCACTGACAAGAAGCAATGGACACAAGCAGTAGATGATATCAACAGTTCCAAGTACGATGACAACTCAGAGTACTCCGGTACTACAGGTAGAACCACAGTGTCAATAGATGACCGTGAATGGGCCAGATGGAGTGACGCACAAGAAAAAGGCTACATTGAAATGAGTTCAATGACCGAACAGGACATGGCAGAAGGCCACGGTAACTATGCAGGTGATCGACCAGTCAATCTTGGCGGTGTGTCCATGAAAAAGATACAGATAGGTGACACTGTGCGATACATTGACCAAAAAGCACAAGTGGTTGACATGAGCCGGGACCGAGTGCATGCCCGCATCACAATTCCATCCAGTGCCACTACAAAAACAGTGCTGACATCTGATCTAAGACAACTGGGACGAGGCGTCTCGGAAGAAACTCTTTCAGAACTCAGCCCTGCTACTCTTGCCAGATACAAAACCAAAGCTGGCGCTGCTGCCACTGCTGCTGATTCTGCAGGTGACCGCAAAACCGGAGATCGTCGCTTCAGCGGAATTGTCAAGGCCACAAAGAAACAGTTTGATCAGGATGCCAAACAGTCAGCCCAAGCAGTCCACGAAAGTAGACTCAGACTCATGACCAGCATTATCAAGACACAGTAATTTTATCAAATTCACCTTAGGACCGGTACTTGTTACCGTATGTGATAGGCGGCTTCTGCCTTGGAGAAACAATTCGCTACTGTGATCCTAAAAGAGCAACAATACCTTGACATCTCCTACTGTATCAGTTATACTAGCTGACTACTTTAGGAGATTCTCATGGAAAACAAAACATTCAACGGCGACCAAAAAATCAAACTCACAGCAATAATAAACGAGGGGTGTCAAGTCATGCACGAAATTGATACCCTACAAGGCGGCCTTACTGACACAGTCAAGGCCATTGCAGAGGAACTGGAAATCAAACCGGCTGTGTTGAAAAAGGCAATCCGCCTAGCACACAAGGCCAGCTTTGGTCAAGAACAACAGGATCACGAGCTGCTGGAAACAATTCTTACCACAGTGGGCAAGACATTATAAATATTGAGTTACAACGAATCGCCCACGCTACGGGCAAGCAACAAGGCTTACCGGCCACAAACGGAGATACATGAGTTATATTGACAGTCTTTTTGACCGCGCACACGATCGCATTCACGTGGTAGAACGCCGCAACGGCACTCGAGTCTACAGAGAATATCCAGCAAACTTTGTGTTCTACTACGATGACCCTAGAGGCAAACATCGCAGCATCTATGACACGCCTGTGTCAAGATTCAGCACAAGAAACAACAAAGAGTTTCGCAAAGAAGTCAGCATGCATTCCGGCAAGCAGTTGTACGAAAGCGATATCAATCCAATCTTTCGTTGCCTAGAAGACAACTACAAGGGTCAGGATGCTCCGGAACTACACACAGCCTTTTTCGACATTGAAGTAGACTTCAACAAGGATCGTGGATTCAGTCCAGTTGATGATCCGTTCAATCCCATCACTGCCATATCAGTGTATCTGAACTGGCTGGATCAAATGGTCACCATGGCTGTGCCACCCAAGCACATGAGCATGGAGACAGCACAAGAACTGGTTGCCGACTTTGAAAACACGTTCTTGTTTGAAGATGAGCGTGACATGATCAAGATGTTTCTGGACTTGATTGACGATGCAGACGTGCTGAGTGGGTGGAACTCAGAGGGCTACGATATTCCTTACACTATCAATAGAACCATCCGAGTTCTCAGCAAGGATGACACTCGCAAGTTCTGTCTCTGGGGGCAACATCCCAAGAAGCGTATGTTTGAACGCTTTGGTGCTGAACAAGAAACCTATGATCTAGTGGGTCGAGTACACATGGACTATATGCAGTTGTATCGCAAGTACACCTATGAAGAACGGCACAGCTACAGTCTAGATGCCATTGCCGAATACGAACTGGGAGAGACCAAGACACAGTTCGAAGGCACCCTGGATCAGTTGTACAATCAACACTTCAAGAAGTTTATTGAATACAATCGTCAAGATACTGCACTGCTAGACAAGTTGGACAAAAAACTGCGCTTTCTAGAACTGGCCAGCGAACTGGCACATGCCAATACGGTGTTGTTGCAGACCACAATGGGTGCTGTGGCAGTGACTGAACAGGCCATCATTGTGGAAGCACATGAACGTGGATTTGTTGTGCCCAATCGCAAGCAACGCAACGACACTGAAGACAATCAAGCAGCCGGTGCCTATGTTGCGTATCCCAAAAAAGGTCTACATGAATGGGTAGGGTCAGTTGACATCAACAGTCTATATCCTTCGGCCATTCGAGCACAGAACATGGGTCCAGAAACTATCGTGGGCCAGTTGCGGCAGACCATGACTGACCATTACATCAAGGACAAGATGGCCAAGAACGGAGGCAAGTTTGCAGATGCCTGGGAGAACTTGTTTGGCAGTCTTGAATATACTGCTGTGATGAACACCGAGATTGGCACCGAGATCACCATTGACTGGCAGGACGGCTCAGAAAGCTCTCACTCGGCAGCAGAGATCTGGACGCTGATCTTTGACAGTCACCAACCCTGGATTCTCACTGCCAATGGTACTATTCTTACCTATGAGAAAAAAGGTATCATCCCCGGCTTGCTGGAACGCTGGTATTCAGAACGCAAGGACATGCAGGCCAAGAAAAAAGCAGCAACAGATCCCAAGGACATTGCGTTCTGGGACAAACGTCAACTGGTCAAGAAGATTAATCTGAACAGCTTGTACGGTGCTATTTTGAATCCGGGTTGTAGATTCTTTGACAAGCGCATTGGTCAGAGTACCACACTGACAGGTCGTGCTATTGCACGTCACATGGATGCATACATCAATGAGTGTATCACAGGCAAATACGATCATGTAGGTGACGCAGTCATATACGGTGACACAGACTCATGTTATTTTAGTGCATGGTCTGTGCTGAAGAACGAAGTTGCAGAAGGTCGCATGGACTGGAGCAAGGAAACTTGTATTCAGCTGTATGATTCAATTGCAGATCAAGTGAATGATTCATTCCCGGGCTTTATGGAACAGGCATTCCATTGTCCGCGGGATATGGGCGAACTGATCAAGTGTGGTCGTGAGATGGTTGCAGACCGCAGCCTGTTTATTACCAAGAAGCGTTATGCTGTGAACATCATTGATCTTGAAGGCAACCGACTGGACGTGGGCGGCAAGATTGGCAAGACCAAGGCCACTGGCCTGGATCTAAAACGTTCGGATACCCCCAAGGTTATTCAAGAGTTCTTGTTGGAAATTCTAAACAAGATCTTGAGCGGTACACAACGTGATGACGTGATTGAACATATTCGCAAGTTCAAGTATGAATTCCGGGAGCGACCAGGATGGGAGAAGGGTTCACCCAAGCGTGTGAACAACTTGACCAAGTACGGTGCTGCGGAAGCTGCCCAGGGTCGAGCCAACATGCCTGGGCACGTTAGAGCAGCACTAAACTGGAACAACATGCGACGAATGAACAGCGACAACTACAGCATGCAGATTGTGGATGGCATGAAGACCATTGTGTGCAAACTCAAGTCAAATGCTCTGGGCTGGACGTCAATTGGATATCCCACAGATGAACAACGCTTGCCTGCCTGGTTTACAGAACTGCCGTTTGATGACGGGCTGATGGAGGCCACGGTTGTGGATCAAAAGATTGACAACCTGCTGGGTGTGCTGGAATGGGATCTTGCATCTGCAACCAACACTGAAAATACATTTACAAGTTTGTTTTCGTTCGAATGAAACTGAGTGACCTTGTTGGATATCTAAATACGCTGGACACCTTGAGTGTGCAGGCAACTGCAACTGAGACTATCGGAGAGCTGAAAAAGATTGTGAAAATTGTCGAAGACAGTCGGGTGCAGGTGCCCGATTCTCTAGCCAGTCTACACGAATCAAAGAGTCGTGCTGAGAAATTTCTTGGACAGTTTGATCAAAATCTACAGCAACTTAGAGACAGCGTACAAGCCTTGATTGTGCAGCAAGAATCTGCAATGTTTGCCAACAGCACAGACTTATATCAAAATGATATGAAAAACGAAACACCAGAATATATTCTATCAAGACAACTGTCTATAGAAACCTTGACCTGGTTGTTTTTGCAAAGTCGATTGCAACTGTATACCGACTGGCACTATCCAGGCATGGTGATTAGACCAGCACACAGTCCCGGCGTAGAGGATCTGGTTGCACTTGATCCCTTGTACTTGGTGGACACCAACCCAGCATTGCTGGAACCCATGCGATCACAGTTTACCGAAGAGTATCAGAGACGACTACGCTATTATGTGGTCAAGGAATACACCCATGATCCAATATTTTGGAACCTGCCCAAACAACAATTTGGATTTGTATACTCATTTCACTACTTCAATTTCAAGCCCTTGGAAATAGTCAAGCAATACATGACCGAAGTGTTCGGACTGCTGCGGCCCGGCGGCAGTTTTGTATTTGGCTATAACAACTGTGATCAACAAGGTGCAGTGAGTCTTGTGGAACGCCACTTTTGTTGCTACACGCCCGGTAGACTGGTGCGTGAGCATGCACTGATACTGGGTTACGAAATTACCTACGAGCACAACAATAACGGCAGCACCAGTTGGATAGAACTAAAAAAACCTGGTCAACTGGCAAGTATCAGAGGCGGTCAGGCCCTGGCAGGAATTTTTAGAAAAGAAGATATTGATGCTGCGCCACCCACAATAATTGATGCTACACCACCTGAATCAGTTGACAAATCAACAAAAGATATCTATAATGAACTAGAGCTAATGGCACTGATTGAGATAGCTGCAATATTGCCAGTGGATCTCAAGGATGCTACCACAAAGGGGCAACTCAACATCAAAAAAGTTCGCAGAGCAATATCTACCAAGATAGAAGCAATGGGATTGTCGGATGAAAAACTTCGAAGATTGATTATACGTTTTAACAAAAGGACCGAAACATGAAAGACTATTTACTAGACATTGTACAACACACATTTGACCTGGGTTGCATTGACCTGATCAAGATTACCGGCACCGATTCTGCAACCACAGTTGGTGGACTGGCCGACGACAAGTCAGTTATTATTGACGCACAGTTTGCCAATCCAATGGCTGATTTTATCGGAACATTTGGCATGCCCAATCTTGGCAAACTCAAGACACTGTTGAACTTGCAAGAATATCGAGAAGATGCCAAGCTGGCAGTCACACGCAAGACCAATGGTGAGCTGGACGGCATCACGTTTGAAAACAAAGTGGGCGACTTCAAAAACAACTATCGGTTCATGGCAAGTGATATTGTGAATGACAAACTCAAGACACTGAAATTCAAGGGTGTAAACTGGCACATCACTTTTGAACCCACTGTGGCTGCTATCCAACGTTTGCGAATGCAGGCACAGGCCAATTCTGAAGAACTCAACTTTCAGATCAAGACTGATGGCAAGGATCTCAAATTCTTCTTTGGTGACCATTCCACACACAGTGGTAACTTTGTGTTCCAGCACGACATTGCTGGTGCATTAAAACATGCCTGGTCATGGCCGGTGAGTCAGGTCATGAGCATTCTGAGCCTGACTGGAGACAAAACCATGCAGATATCCGATGATGGCTGTATGCAAATCACAGTGAATTCTGGACTTGCAGTATACAACTATATCTTGCCTGCACAGACCAAATAATTTTACAATGACTCAAGACAATTTTACTGAGAAACAACTGGGTCCTGATGGACTAAGTCAATATGCTGTGTTCCTTCCGGCTATCTCTGGATTCTATGCAACATACATAGGCAAACAGCGCGATCCAGTAAACGGTCCTTATGTTGCTCCCAGTCGTATGCCCAGTAGTATAGCAGACATGGAACAACTGAACTGGCTCAACAGCAGAAAGGCCTTGTTTCCCTACAAGTGGAGCCTGTATTCTGGTGGTCATGCCAATCTGGATCTAAACAAGCAGGACTGGTCAGAGGACATGGTTCGCAATCGTGAGCCCGGTACGTTCATGCTGGGTGATTCCGGTGGATTCCAGATTGCCAAGGGCTTGTGGGAAGGTGACTGGAAGGCCAACTCAGGTTGTGCCAAGGCACAAAAGAAACGTGATGCTATTCTCAAATGGCTGGATGGCATTAGTGACTATGCAATGACCCTGGATATTCCCACCTGGGTAATTCATGACAAGAAAGCTAGTGATGCATGTGGCATCAAGACCTTGCCCGAAGCGGTGGCAGCAACCAAGTACAACAATGAGTACTTTATGAAGAATCGTCGAGGAAAAAACAACGGCGGAACAAAAATTCTAAACGTGTTGCAAGGCGACAATCATACCAGTGCAGAATCTTGGTATCAAGAAATGAAGGACTATTGTGATCCTGTGAAATACCCGGACACACACTTTGATGGCTGGGCCATGGGCGGACAAAACATGTGTGACGTACACCTGATACTTCGTAGACTGGTGGCACTACGGCACGACAATCTGTTGCAATCAGGCACTCACGATTGGATGCACTTTTTGGGCACAAGCAAACTGGAGTGGGCAGTGTTGCTCACAGTGATTCAACGTGCTGTGAGAAAATATGTGAACTCAACCTTTACCATCAGCTTCGACTGTGCCAGTCCGTTCCTGGCCACTGCCAACGGTCAGGTGTATCACGAAATTGATTTGACACACAATGAAAAATGGAGCTATCGAATGAGCCCCATTGTGGATGACAAAAAATATTCCACAGACACACGTCCATATGGACCAGCTGTGGTTGCAGAAAAATTTGTGGATCACTTTGATGAAAGTCCAATCAGTAGTCAGTTGCAACTGAAGGATATCTGTGTTTACAAACCAGGTGTTCCCAAAACTGATGCAGAATTGAACGGTGAAATATTTGATCCCAACAATATGACTCACTTTCATGTGCTGCCTGATCTAAACAAGATTGGCAAGAACGGCAAGACCAGTTGGGACAGTTTCTCATATGCCTTGCTCATGGGTCATAATGTTTGGACACATTTGGAATCAGTACAACGAGCCAACCAAACATTTGACGCAGGTGCAGAGTGGCCATACATGATGTGGAATGAAAGTGGCGACCATGCACGATTCGCGGACATTGTGGATGCAATCTTTGCCACCTCGGACCGAGACGAGTCAGAAGCCATAATCGAACACTATTCCAAATACTGGATGGACATCATTGGCACACGTGGCTTCAAAGGCAAGAAGACCATGAATGCCAACACAAAGTTTAATGCTCTTTTTGAAGTGGAAGAGGTTGACTTGACCACGGATGATGCAGTACAATTAAGTACAGCAGCACTAGATCAACTTGAAAACGAGCAGACAAAATGATTAGACCAGATCACGACGAATCAGTAAAGTTCTTTACTGGCACAGAAGTAGAACATACTCCTGCACACGGAATGCCCACATTGTTTGTGGTAGGTATTCAACAAGAGGAATGGATTGGATATCGCTTGAATGGGCGTCGTCATATCTACTTTGGTGCTAATCAAAGTTTTCCCAATCCAGATGTGAATGATGCTGCTGCGTGGAAACCTTGGGAAGACATGATCCAAGGCTTTCTTGATCGCGACTATCTATGTACCCTGGATATAGATGTTCGATGCGTGGAAGGCCTGCTGGAATCAGGATTGTGTGAATATCGCAACTTCATTCCCATGATCTCTGTGAAACTGCCTTACATACGACAACTGGGCTACAACGCCACACTCAAACTAGACGACCGAGACTTTGATGCCACCAATCCTGGAGTCTGGTGCCACAGCGTACATGAATTACAAAATCGCACAGCATTCACTGACTGGTCTAAATATACCAAGGATCAAACATTATGACTCCGCAAACATATTTTATATCGGCCACTAAATGATTGAGAACAAAAACTTTTGTCCAGCACCCTGGACCAGTATTTATTTTGACCCTGCAGGCGAGGTCGACAACTGCTGTGTTGCCAAAAATCGTCTTGGTAATGTTAACACTGACTCTATTCAAAATATTATCTTCTCTGAGAAAAATCAGCAAGTCAAGCAACACATGCTTGATAACAAAGAAGTAGATGGGTGTAAATGGTGTTTTAACAAGTCACACAGTTTACAACAACTGATGCTCAGATCAATGCCTAAGTTTGAAGAATCTACTTTGTATTCTAACACTGAAAATTTTAATTTGCAGTATCTTGACGTAAGATGGAGCAACACTTGTAATCTAGCCTGTGTGTACTGTAGTCCAACTTGCAGTTCTTTGTGGGCACAGGAACTAGACCAAGAAGTTAGACTTGATAGATCGGCCAAGGATAAATTGCTAAACTATGTACTTGAAAATATTAAAACACTCAAGTACATATACATGGCAGGTGGTGAACCGTTGTTGATGAAGGAAAATGATCTAGTGGTCTCTGCCCTGGCAGAACATAATCCAGAATGCAGTGTCAAAGTAAACACAAATCTGACACAAGTAAAATCTAACAAGTTATTCAACAATCTCATACAATTAAAAAATTGTGACTGGTTGGTAAGTGTTGAGGCCATGAGAAATAAATTTGAGTATATTCGTTTCCCGGCAAAGTGGCACGAATTTGAAGAAAACTTAGAAATTCTCAAAAGTTCTGTACCCATGCAAAAAATTGGTTTCAACATGGTGTTTACTTCATTAAACGGTTTGGAGTTTTGGGACACAGTAGATTGGTTGATGCTGCAAGGATTTGGGTCGTATTGTATGAGCATTGCGTTGTACAATAATGGAACATACAAAGGACCATTTGATTTGCGACACCTGCCTGTTGATTATCAACAACAAGTGTTGACCAGGATGAGTGATTCAAAATATCACTCGATGCCAGGCTGGCAAAATGCCTATGACTATTTGAACGCTGGCATACACACAACAGAAACTGACCTTTGGAACTATCTGTCAGAATTAGATCAACGTCGTGGTCTAAATAGTCAAGCAGTATTCTCTAACATATATCAATACAAGGATTAACATGAATCAACGAGAACAATCACTAGCAGACACTCGCAGCAGAATCATGCAGCATGCCCGACGACAAATTTGGGTCACATTCTGCAAAGAAGGAATCCATAAATATCCAGCTGCTGCCACAGATCCTGCCTTGGCCACTGGAGATGAATATGATGTATCGTTTCTTGCTAGTCCTCACCGCCACATCTTTCATTTCAGGGTGTGGGTCGATGTGTTCCATAATGACCGGGACATCGAGTTCATCCAGTTCAAACGATGGCTTGAGAATCTGTATCGTGATTCCACTCTCAGTTTAGATTACAAAAGTTGCGAAATGATGGCGGATGATCTTTATGATCAGATCGCTGCACGATATCCAGACCGTTCAGTCTGGATTGATGTATCCGAGGATGGTGAGAACGGTGCATCAATACAATATAATCTCACCCAACCCGTTCAATCAATTAAAATCTAAAAGGAGCCATCATGGCCAAATTGTCTTTCAAACCCAATCCCCGTGTGACCGAGATCTTTGAAGACCTCGAAGCGTACCAGGAGTTCTGTCAGGAATACGGATATCGCTACAACGAAAGCGACCTCTACAACTTCAAGAGCTATGCATGGCAGCAGTTCAACAAGTGGCACCAGGGCAAGAATGCCAAGAACATGTGGTGGGAAGATGCTCGTAGACTAGCCGGATATCGCCCTGCATGAGCGCCTCGAGAGAAAAAGATTCGTCAGACTTTGATCTAGATTGCTTTATCAACATGTTTGATGAAGCACTGACCAGTGAGGATCCACGTGTGATTGATGCCTTGCGGGGTTTGTTGATGATTGTTGCCCTAACAAGACCCGAAGCCAGGACCTCTGTTGAACGTGGTCCGCTGAGAAGTTTAGTGAATGATGTCACCAACCTAAATAGAAGACTAGGTGCTGTTGAAAATCGTGTGTTGGAAGACAGAGACCGAGCTATCGCAACAGCCAAGTACAACGGCACAGCATTTGGGCAAGTTGAAGGTAGACTTTACCCCAACGAGGTCTGGGAACAAGAGCACCAGTTACAGAGTTTGAGAGATCAGTATATGAAAGGACTAGTAAACAAATGAGAAAACTATACTACATGGGTTTAGAGAGGTCCGTTACACTCTGTGGGTTAATCACAGAGAAAGATAGATAATGAGATGGATGTCAGATTTTATTAGTAAACCTGTATATCAAAAAGAACAACTTGAATGGGTTACCTATTTTTTAAAAAAAGTAGTCGATCAGACAATTCATCCATTTCAAGTTTTTGATATAGGAGCCAACCAGGGATCACTTACCGACAGTATGATTCGTGCCATCAACGACTATGACTATACCATACATGCGTTTGATCCAAATCCTTTGTGTTATAATTTTCTTATGGAAAAATATAAAGATAACCAGAGAATTAAAATATACCCCGATGTAGTTGGAGAAACGGATTCTGACAGTGTGGCATTTAATTACAGTGCTCAACGTTCTGCAGTATCTTATCTGTATCATAGTCCAGTTAAGTCCGAAATATCAATGATAACTGACTGGAAAATTATTAACCAAAAACAAGTTGCAATTGATACAGTAATAGATCGAAGTATCAACACTATGTTTATAAAAGTTGATGCAGAAGGTCACGATTTTTTTGTACTTAAAGGATGTGACTGGACTTTAAAAAATCATAGACCTTTTGTACTATTTGAATTTTCTGGAAAACAAAACTGCGAGGACTACGGATATCTGCCAATACACTGGTATAATTTTTTTCAAGCCAATGATTACGACTTAATTGCGCCCATGGGCGGAAAAGATTTAAAATTTATTTTAGCGAACTTCAACTCGTACCAGCCCAATTTTTTGGATATACTTGCCGTTCCGATTGAAAAAAAACACATTTTACAGTAAAATTACTTAATAACATTACCGATACCTTAATTATGCATAAATTAATCTACATGGGACTTGAATCATACGAAGCCCGATATACCTTGCAACTCACCGAATGGAATCGGCGGGTGTTTGATCGCCGTGGACTGGATGTTGTGTATGTGCCAGGCATAACTATAGATAACACACAAGCCATCAGTGTTGGTCAAGTTCTGGACGCACATGGGCGCAGTTACTTTGGT